ACGCGCAACCGCGTTGTGGCAGCGCATATAACGGGAATCTGATTGCCGCTTTTTCTTGGTTCTTTGAACCTGAGCTGCTTTTCGATGCGGTTGCTTGCCTCGATCACGATCATATTGTCTGATCCTCTCTAAGTTATTCCACCTGTTCGCCGTTATATGGGCGCGGTGGCAGGCTTTGCATTTTCCCATAACGCCGCCTGCCGACTTTGGATGTTTATAAAAATCCTCTATCGGCAGGACGGCTTTGCAGGCATAACAAGTTTTAGGACTGACCACGCTTCGTCTCCTTGCAAGGGAAGACAAAGCTATCATAGGCCAGCCCTACTTAAAAGGGACGTCATCGTCAAAGCGGGTGCTGCCGCCAGGCCGGTAGGTGTTCTCCCGCTCCTTCACCTTGTCAGGGTCGGGCTTCCAATCGGGGTCCGGCTTCCAGCTATCAATGCTGAGGCTGACCATCGGCCCGCGGCGGCTGGTTTTCTGCCATCCCGCCAGTTTGACCGCTTCGCCGGCCTTGTAGTCCCGATCCAGAATGAGGTTGCCCTTGTAGTCAGGGCCTTTCTCGCTTTTCTTCTCGGTGGAAAAGATAGCGCCCTTGCCGGGCTTGTCCGCATATGTGCCGCTCATTCTGCGGGTTCCTCTTGGGTTTCGGGTTCCATCCAATGCACGTTAGCCGCTCGGAACGCGCGCAGCTTTTCCAGCTTATCATCCTCGGGGATGCGCTGGTTGGCCGCAATGCTGTCCACCACCTTATAATATGCCTGGTAGGCTTCCGCCTCAGTCTCAAAGCTGGCGTAGACCGTGCCATCAGGCTTGTAGAGGTGGACGGCATAGTCAGGCAGCGGTTCAGGCTCAGGATCAGGCGCTACGTCCACCACCTTGGCGCCCTTGGCCGGGGCAAAATCTTGCACCTCCTCTGGCGTATACACACCAGCCACACAGGCGGGAAACACAGTGCGGATGCCCTCGGAAATGCAGCGGGCGCGGAGCATGGCCCTAGTGTAATTCCGCCAGTTGTCCTTCTTCATAAAGCCGAGTTTGTCGGCCATTTCATCGGTCCATGTAATTGTCACTTTGCCGCCCTGCGGGTGTGAAAATACGCCAGTGACTTCATCATCGCCGTATTTCTTCCAATCCACGGACCCGCCGCTCTGCTGAAACCGCGCAAGCATTGCATCCGCCTTGAGCGCGGGACGCCCCTGAATGACGTGATAATCCCGCATAGCAATAGCTGGGTGCATATCCTCGGCTTGGCACAGCAGCATGATAGCCATAGCTTCCGCTTGGTTTTTAAAGCCAAACATTTTGCTATCGGCTGCCACCTGCGCCATCTTTTGGATGTCGGCCATTGGCACAAGGTTAGACATCGGCAATCACCTCCCCTAGCGTCCTGTTGCACTTCACAAGCTTGCCAGCCACGCCATCGCGCAGGATGTCCAACAGGTGGATGCGGTTCGTTTTGCCCATGTGCGGCAGGGCGTGCAGATCACGCTCGCTCATGTCCAGAACGTCCTGCCAGGTTAGGCTTGCATCGTGGCTCATCAGCACGGTCTTGACCCGCTTGTTGATTTCCGTGTCGGCAACCCGCCACTCTTTCCAATCGGTAGTCATTCTGCTTTCTCCTTCAAAAGAAAACGCCGGCTTCCCGGCTGCTCCACTACGAAACTCTCGTAGATGTCTGGGTATGCGTCCTTAAACAGGTCCGCACTAAAACGCTTGCTAGGCTTGGCGCTCTTCCACGTTGCCAGCGTCCTGCCGTCCAAGGTCTGGATTTCGGCGTTGTTGCCCATGGCACGCTGTATAGCCGTCTGTAAGCGGTCCTCTTCGGCTTCAAAGGCTTTGATGCTGGCCTTGATGCCGGCGAGGCGCTTGGCCGCCTGCTCTAGCTCTAGAGACGCCATGGCGACGCCCTCAGTGCTTACAGGGTAAGCCGCTTTGCACTGAGACACGCTTTCCGGGTCAGGCAAGGTGTTAGTCTCCACCATGGCCCAGAGTTTAGCCATCTTCTGGATTTGGCCTTCCTTCTCATCCTCCGAGAAATCCAGCCGGAAAGTGCGGAAACGCTGCCCGCCAAAGAGAATGCATAGATACACTGTATCTACGCCGAAACACGCCGCCTCGTGGCAGCACTGCGCCCAATCGGCATTGGGAACCCGCACAGGCTCGCCGGGTTCGCTATAATTGTGGATGTGCAGCGCGTTGTAGTTCTTGCACTCCACCAAAAACGAATTGTCCGCGGCGATGTAGTCCCCGTGGGATTTCAGCCACGGGTGCTTGGGATGCGTAGCCACGGCATCGCCCAGCGGCTTTAGCTCGCCCAATTCCTCAGATGCGAAGGCTGCAATGGTGGCTTCCATGCGGAGACCCATCTGCACTACCTCAACCTCAGACAAGTCGGGGCGTTCCGCGCGGCCAATCTTTTCGGCCACCACTTCAAAGGCTTTGCCTGTCATGGCGCGGCGTGAATCGGTGCTCCACCAGGCGGTGCGGCGCTCGTCGGGACTAAAGCCGCTCATATCACAACCTCCACCAGCTTACGGGTGCCTGCAAAATAGTTGTTAATGGCCGTAGCCAAAGCCGGCAGCATCACGGTGGGGAGATAAATTGCATCGCGGATAAGCTCTTCATCCCTGTTTTCCATCACAATCTGGATGTGAGCGGATTCGTCATCAATGTCCAGATAGACGGTCCAAAGATCGTCCGAATCCGTATATTTCCCAAAAAATACCTCTTCCATCGCGCGTCCCTTTCCTTGTTGTAGCGCGACACACACTTTATCGGAGGTTTTGATGAGGTCAAGCGGAAAAATGCGGTAGGCCAAAAAAAACCCCCAGCGGTTAGGCCAAGGGTCAAGTTTCAATCATGGGAGAGACCGCGGGGAGGAAGGGACCCGCGAACGCATCATGCACGGCTAGAAACCCCCTTGCAAGCCTCATCGGGATGCCCTACGCATACAAGGCGCACAGTGCGCACAATGTGAGAGGCATATACAATGAGCAGAACCATACCCATCCGCGTGCCGGAAGAGATATTTGACGCAATTGAAGCCATTAGCCAGCGCACAGAGCATACCCGCTCTTATGTGGGGCGGCGGTTGCTGGAAGAGGGCTTGAAGGCTGAGCTGTTCGGGTCCGCGGTCAAGCCCAAGCGGGCGGCGAAGAAGGCATACAGCATTCAAAAAATGAGCATTGTAGAGACCGTGGAAGTGCCGCCCTGCATTCCGGCGGATGCCTGGTTGGAGTGGGATCAATACCGCGCCAAGCGTTCAGGCAAGGCATGGACGGCACACGCCAAGGTGTTGTGCATCGCGCGGCTTGAGACGTTTTGGCAGCAAGGCCACGATCCCGCTGCCATCATCCGGCAGTCTATCGAGCATGGTTGGTCCGGCTTGTTTGCAATCAAGGATGTTGCCGTGGGCAATAGGGAAGACCTGGCCCGCCGCGTGCAACCCATCGTTGAAGGTAGCGCGGAGGAAATGTTCTGATGTGGAGCGTTGTAGGGGTTTTTGCCGCTGGGTGCCTGGGCGCGCTGATTGCCGGCATTGTCGTTGTAGCCGCGTCATGGCGCGAGCTGATGAAGGAATGGGAAGATGAATGAAATTGTCGTGCGGCGTATGCCGACACTATCGCAACCGCTGACCTTGGCCGTGAACGATGAGCAGCGGCGCGAGGCTGATAGCGTGCCCGGAGGCTTCCCACCGCCCGCGCTGGCCCCCTCTTTGGTAACGGAGGCGGAGAGGGCCGCGAAACAGGCTAGGGCCGCGCTACAGCCGCCCACAGGGGCGTTTGTGCTTAGCTGGATAGCACCTATCCACGCGGGCTTTAGCAACCCTCCCAGCGCCCGCGAGAGTGCCGTATGGGCCACGGCAGTATCCAAGGCATGCGCGCGGGTTCCCATGCAGGCTTTCACTGAGGATGCGCTATTGGACCTAGCGCGCGCGAGCAAATTTTGGCCGAGTGCATCCGAGGTTCTGGCCGTGGTGCAGCCGGAGGCTAACAGGCTGTTTAGCAAGGTTTTGGCGATGGAACGCATCGCGCGGAGGAAGCCCCCGGAGCCTCCAAAGAAGGTAAGTTTCACTGACCTATCCCCTGAACAAAAGGCGCTGGATGACGCGAAGACACAGGCGATGATCGACCGCATGAAAGCGGCCATAGCAGAGCGGGAACACCGCACTAGGCCAGAGCGCGCGGATCGGGCGGCGCCGGTAAGCCTTGGCGCTCTCATTGCTGGTTACCAGCGCGTGATTGATAGCGGCAGCAGCTATGCCGAGGCAGCGCGCGTCAGGCTGGCAAAGCTGCGCGAAGGATGATGACGATCCTGAGCTTGTGCGATTACACGGGGTCATGGTCTCAGCCCTACCGTGATGCCGGGTATGACGTGATACAGGTGGATATAAAGCGGGGCGGCGATGTCAGACTGTTTGAGGCGCTGCCGTTCCCAGTGCGCGGGGTTCTAGCAGCCCCGCCATGCACCCACTTCGCCAGCAGCGGCGCGCGATATTGGGAAAGCAAAGGCGAGGCGGCCATTCTAGAGGGCCTGGCTGTGGTAGATGCCTGCATGCGGATTATAGCCGTGCATCGCCCGCAATGGTGGGTGCTGGAAAACCCTATCGGGCGATTGAAACGATACCTGGGCGAGCCTCGCATGGCGTTCGACCCCTCCGAATATGGTGACCCCTACACCAAGCGCACGCTGCTCTGGGGACACTTCACGCCGCCGCCCAAGCGGCCTGTGGAAGCAACAGAGGGGTCTAAGATTATCAAGTTTAGCCCCAGCCCTGACCGCGCCGCGCTTCGCAGTGTGACCCCAGAGGGTTTTGCGAAGGCTTTTTTTGCAGCCAACCCCTAACTTGGCACGGTTCTTGCATAAGGGCTTTTTGGGTCACACCGGGAAGCCCTTTTTGCATGCCCACGACTGGCACGATTCTTGCAATCTTATATATACGTTATCACGTCCTAGACGATCGTAGTGTTTACGTTCGTCGTGCTTACAATCGTCAAGTCTAAAACCCCCCTATTTAAGCCCTGGCGGGCAAAAACAGGGGGGATGCAAGGGGGGAAGGGCGCGCGAAGCGGGCAAGCGGTAGGCCCGTAAGCTATTGCAAACGCTGCGGAAATGGCGCGCTGCTACTGTATACCTTGCGCGCATTGTGAGCGGTGTGCGCGTTGCATGCACTGCATACACTAGCCCACGAGGATGGCGCGAACCTGGTCGTAGCGGTGTTTGACATCTTCAAGGCCCACACTGCCGCCATTCACGGCCCTGCGGAGCTTGGGTAGGTCGCCACTGTCAGCCACAAAGTTAAGGCCCATACGGGACCACCAAAGACACGCG